ATGGGAACGGAGAAGAACACGCCACTGATAAACGATATCAGCGCAAAGATAGCCTGCTTCCAGAGTTGATGGGGATCTGAGGTCAGAACGTATAGCGCCGTTCCGGCGAGTGATCCGAGCATCACTGCTGGAGTCGCCTCCGGAAACAGCGTGGCAAAGGTTACACCGACTGATGACGATGTAAGACCAACGCCTACGATAGTGAAGGTCTCAGACATATTTATTCCGTGTGTAGTTGGTTCAGGCCCTCGGGACGGTTTAACAACAAGGCATGTCGAGGATGGTTCCCGGGGCCTGAAAATAAAAAAGCCAGCGACAGGCTGGCAATGTGAGGGTAAGGCAATGTCGACTCTCTGGCCGAAGGGTCCCAGGTAGTGGGTTCTGGTGCCGGGCAAAGGAATCGAACCTCTGACGCGCAGCTTACAAGGCTGCCGTTCTGCCACTGAACTAGACCGGCGAATTTGGAGCATCTGGCGGGGATCGAACCCGCATCTTCTGGTTGGAAGCCAGACGTAATTCCCAAACTACGACAGATGCAGAATTGGCGGGACAGGAAGGATTCGAACCTTCGACCATTCGGTTAACAGCCGAACGCACAACCGCTGTGCTTCTGACCCTGAAACGAAAAAGCCCCGCACGATGGCGAGGCTTGTAATTTTTTGTCGACCTACGAAGCTATGGCGACGATATCAGATTTACATGAAATATATGCGTTTCAATCCAGTTTTGCAAGACTTCTGTCGAAATTTGTCGCCTTTTGTTGTGAACGTGATCGCGTAACCTGCAACAAAGCTCCGCTGTCCAGGCGCAGGAAGATGCGACGCATCTCAACCCAGCGGTCCGTAAACGTCTCTGACCAGTTCTTTGGTGTTACGCCAACCAGCTCCGCCAGCGCCTGATATTCGTACGTATCGCGACCTGAAAGCTCCGCTTTCACGTCCTGAGCCGCCAGCCAGATAAGTTTCTTCAGGCGCTCCATCGTCTTGCCGGCCACTTTCTTCGTGCCGAGCTGTTCCCGGAACTCTGCCCACGCCCACTGAGTGATTGCCACCTGGTGCTCGAAGCGGATATTCTCGCTGTAGCTCCATAGCAGCCAAGCTTTCTGGTGGTCTTCCAGTGACAGGACGGCGCGACGCCAGGACGCGGTGCCAAACTCTACTGGGCTGACGAGTGCGATGGATGAGCCCTTGGCGCGGGACTGGCTGCCACTCATCGCCGGGCCGTCGGGGTTAACCTTCCGGCCGGTGACCGGGTCGGTTATTTTCTTACGTCCCCGACTGCGCGCCGTCGCGGTGAATTGCGCGTTCTCGGCGAAAGCTACCAGCTGCCCTTTCGTCGCCCCGCTTAAATCTGCGGTCGCCACAATGAGCTGCTGACGTACGTATTCCAGTTGCTGACTGTTCATGCGGCATCCTTCTGTGGCTGGTTTGTTTTGGTCTGGCTGTGCTTTGCTACTGGCGGCAGGCTTGCGCGCTTAACGCTTTCTGCCTGGTACCGAAGGAAGTCGGCGTGGTTCATGCGGCCTCCAGTTCGGTGATGGTGAGTTCAAGCCTGCCGCCTTTGACGATTGGCATCCTCTTCACGCTGTAGTAGTCGACCTGCTGGTCATCGAGCCAGAACCCAGATTTCGTCAGGGCGTCGAAGGCAGCCTTTTGCAAGTTATCCAGGTCCCGGCGGCGGCGATCCGGCATGTGGCACTCGATACGGATTTTCACGGGTGTTGCCAGGCCAATATCCAGCATTGAGTCTTTGATGATTCTGCCGACGCTGTCGCGGTACGCCTGCCCTTCTGCGCTGATGTGCGTGCGCCCGCGGTTATGCCGGTAGTAGCGGTTGTTGCTCGGCGGCCACGGGAGGCTGATGCGATATTCATTCATGCTTTTACGAGCCCCTCTTTAAGCCAGATAACCTGCGTGCGGGCCATACCTTCCAGCGCGCACTCCTTTGCATATTCGGCATCGACCAAACGCGTACGGCGATCTATCTCGTCGTGGCAGCTGCTGCATGCGATGGTGGCGATCAGATCAGGCGGCTTGATTCCGGTCCCGCAGAGACCCGCCAGGCGGATATGATCCAAGACAGATGTTTCAGATTTGCCGTTGCATACGCCAGGGATCCGCACCTGACATTCGCGGCCGCGTGCCGCTTTGCACAAATTAGCCATGCGCTCTCCTCGCCGCGAGACGCAGCCATTTCTGATCCACAAGGCGGGCGGTGTAGTCCTTCAGGGTCGGGATATCGGACGGCTTAACCGCGGCCTTGCGCTGGCGGCGTGCCGGAACGCGAAAGATTTCGTTGGTGATAACGCGGGAAAGTGGAGTAGACATCACGCCTCCTGCTTATCGCGAAGCTGCTGGTACTCGCAGCTCTGCGGGATAGTCAGATGGCAGCCGATGTTCATCGCCCAGGCTTCGACTTTGCACAGGAAGATGTACATCTCGCCGGTTTCCAGCTCTGATGTATGGCGGAGTGACTGCACGGTCGTGACCTCTCCGGACACGACATCCACCCGGTCTTTGCTTTCGTAGCCGAGATAGGTGTGCTTCATCGCGTCCTTGACCCACTCAGGCGTAGCGAAGGTCTTGCCGCGGGCGATGAGGTAGTCGCTGATTTCCGTGTACCACATGTGGCTGAGCGCGTTCTGAGACAGGCTGCGCTTCTCGCGCCACGGCTTAACCTGCAGGCGGAAGCATTGCCCGGCATCCAGCAATGGCTGAATCTGCTGGCCGATGGCCGCAAAGTTGCCGCGATGGAGTTTGATACCGTCTACTGGCAGAGTCATACGGCCTCCTTAACGGAAACCGCAGAATGCAGAAAATCGCAGGTGCATTTCTGCATCTGTGACAAGGTGAGGAGTTCAGATTGTGGTCGCATTTAAGTCCCCTTAAATGCGCAGAAGTCACCGCCGGGTGTTCAGACCGGCGGCAATTGATATTGTATAATCAGATTCCGTGGTTTGCGAATTCTTTGTGCACTTTATCCCTGAGCCGAACCGCAGCTTCTTGCGCAGAGGTAAAGTCACTGAACCGACCTCCATAGAACCTCTCTCCCTTAAACGTCACCGCTACTTCCCATTTCTTCTCGCTTTCGCGGTAGGAGACATTTTTAGCCCCAGACGTATTCGTCTTCCTGAGGCCTATATTAGCGATGTTCTGCTCATGCGTTGCCTCCCTCAGATTTTCTATCCTGTTATTTCTGGTATTGCCGTCAATGTGATCAATTTCCGCTGGCATATATCCATGGTGGATCAAGAAAATTATCCGATGGCCAAGATAATTCTTCTTCTGCAGCATTACCTGCAAATATCCCCTTCTGTTGATAACACCAGCTTTTTCCCCTTCCAGAACATTACCCCTGGACACCTTCCAGAACAGTTCTCCATTACGGTATTCAAAAATCTCCCTGGCTGTGTCAGGAGTTAACTCCCATTTTGTTTTCGGCGCCGTTTTATTTGAAAGTATTCGAAGTTCTTCTGGAACCACACAAATGCTACGGCGCATGTTTTTTGTTGTTTTAAGGTATCCTTTTTTAATCAGTACCTTAACAAAGTTATTTGCTCCTGCGTGGACTATGCCTCCTGCACCAATGGCAATCTCTGCAACAGTAGGTGATACGCCATTCTCGGCTATATAGTTAACTATGAAATCAAACACATCCCGCTGTCTCTGCGTCAACATCACTTCACCTCCTGCTGCGGCGCTGCTTCTGCGAAATGCTCAACGCCTTTGGCCCAAATGTCTTTTATGGTCGTCCAACTGACAGGTACTGATATTTCAATTCTTCCGGTGCCATCGCAGGTTTCGCATTCGTCATCACCGAAGCACTCGGGGCAGCTGATGAACTTCGTTTCTGAGAACTCACCAGCCAATGCACATTTCGCCCCGTTCTCTGCTGTTAGCTTCATGGGCATTATGCAGTAGCCATCAGGCAACGTGTAAGGCTGGCTTACAGGTTCGGCACCCTGAAGCATGGCGGCGCGGCAGGCGTTCCAGCCGACAGCTTTTCCGTGTTCAAACGCGCTGTCAAAGTCATCATCCATTTCCATCGCATCAGGCACAGATACCGGCGCTGGCGGGGCGGTGTAAAGCGGCATTACCTCAATATTGAAGATATCCCCCTCGCTTGGAGATGTCTCTGCGCTACCGTAAACCCAAGGGTGAACCACTCCGTTACGCTTGTTGATTAATCTGTGCGCCCACGCCACAGGCCCCGCTTCGAGCGATGCCAGCGCGATACGCGCCAGCTCATTCAGGATTGCCACGTCAGCGTGACCGAGGGTGTAACCAGCTTTCAAATCGGCGACTGCTTGCACGGCCTGTTTGTCGATGTTGCTCATTGGAACCTCACATGATTCTTCCAGCGGTTCTGTGCTGCGCTCTTTTTGAATTGATGCCCTTCACGGCTAACACCACCGAGCGTGAAGAGAACCATGCGGCGATTGCTTACGTTCAGCCACTGACGCGGGTAGCAATTTTTCAAAGCACGCAGAACGATGATTTTTGCTTTGCGGTTTTTCATGACTGCACTCCTTTGCGAAGCTCGTCGGCAAACTCACGGATAGTGTCATCAAGGTCTGGACACAGCAGGCTGTCAGCAAACATCTCCACACCCTGAGCCCGCACTTCAGCCAGGAAAGCGTCGGTCGCCGGGGTCTTGACGTTGACTAGACGCCCCATAACTTCCTGTGCTCGCTTAGTGGAGCCAAAGAAGTCATCATCCCGCATGAAAGTAATGTTGGAGATTTCATCCTTCAGTCCCGAATTCTCCGCAGCCAGCGCCGCGCATCTGGCTTCAAGTGCGGCGTAGTCTTCGTAATCAACCATATCGCCTTCAGCACTCTCTACCACGTCGCAATGGCACACATGCTCATCACAGGCCACCCACTCATAACGTTTCACGTTCATGCCCCTACCCTCCCCCAAACCATCAATACTCGCTTCATCGCCGGACTGTTGCGGCACTCCTGAAATATTCCGTTGGTGCAACTGCGAGCGGTACCAGCCTGCTCTTCCGGCGTGGCCAGGCGATAAGTCACCGTTCGCCATACCTTGCTCACGCGCACAATCTTGCGGGCCCGCTCCAGATCGATAGCGTTCTTCGTGATGCAGTTGATGGTCATGCCGCACTCTGTGGCCACATCCTTCGCGGTGAAGGTCCGGTGCGTTTCGAGATAACGCAGAATTGCCTGTTTGCCTTTCATCGTCTTAGCACTCATAGTCAGCCTCCTGTTGCATCTGGCCGCTGTAGGTGAAATCTACCGGGTCCAGGCCTGAGTAGCGGCTGCTGAAGTGGTAGGTCTTTTCTGCCCCCGGCGCATGGCGGGACTTCACACAGATGATTTCGGTGATGCCTTTCAGTTCTGTGTTCGGGTTGTATTTCTCATCCCGGTAGATCATGAAAATCACATCGGCTTCCTGCTCGATAACACCGGACTCGCGGAGGTCAGCTGCGACCGGGCGCTTATTAGCACGTTCTTCGACCTTACGGTTAAGCTGAGCCAGTGCGATGACCGGGCAACGCAACTCTTTCGCCAGGTTTTTCAGGCCGGTTGCGATCTCCCCTACGCTGCGGTTCATGTTCTCAGGGTCAGACATGCGCATCTTCTGGAGGTAATCGACAATGACCACACCAAGTCCACCCAGTTTCTTGCTCATTCGCCTGGCTTCCGCTCGCACCTGATGAACGCTGAGGGATGGCTTGTCGTTGATATAGATCGGGGCTTCGATGAAATCCTTCATGCAGTGGCCGACCTTTCCCCAGGCACCATCCATCACGCCGCTCTGCTTGCTGAGTAAATCCTCTTTGCTCACCCGGGCCCGGTGGAACGCGACTCGCTCAGAGATTTGTTCCACTGGCATCTCGAGACTGAAGAACAGCACCGGCTTTTTGTTTTTCAGGCCGACAGTCTCGGTCACGGTGGTGCTGAACATGGTTTTCCCCATGCCCGGGCGACCGCCAACCACGATGAAATCGGTGTTGTTGAACCCGCCGAATGCGCTGTCGATGGTCGCCATGCCCAGCTCGGTTTTGTGCTTCCAGATATCGCCGCTGATAATCGACTGGATAGTCTCGAGGGACATGTCGATCCCGGTGGTGATGTGCTCGGTGCCGTAGTCGGTGTTGTGCTCGATGCCAGAGATATCCGCCTGTATGTTGCCGATGATGTCAGCGATACCCTCACTGGATGGTTCGGACAGCTTCTGGATCCCTACCTGTAGCGCCAGGGTCATCCGGCGGCCGAGATGCATTTCCCGCAACTTTTCGCAGTACGAGGCAAGGTTCGCGAACGACGGTGTATTTTTGCTGCATTCAGCCAGGTAAGCGAATCCCCCGGCACTTTCCAGCGCGCCAAGCCGTTCAAGGTCGCTGGTCAACGTCAGCAGGTCTATCTTCTCCCCGGACTCGTTGAGGCGTTTGTAGGACCGCAGAGCCACCTTGTGAGGCGTTGCTGTGAAGTGGTCCTCAGTCAGCCCCTCAATCGCGTCAGTCGCCATGTCAACGCCGTCTGTGCGGCCCGCTGCGAGCATGATCCCGCCGATGACGGCCTGCTCAACGTACAAATCGATAAAACGGCTCATGCTTTGACTCCCTTGCGCTCACGGTGCTCGTTGATGGCCTGCTCGTAGACAGATCCCCAGTTCTTCGGATTCAGGATCCAGTCGAGTGTCAGCCATGGCTGATCGCCTCTGGTGGCGAACAGGGAAGACTTGCTAATCAGCTCGAAGGCCATTCCCATGTGCTTCAGTTCTCGCCAGTTGCCCTGGGTGGTTTTGCCGTTCCACACAGCTTCCAGGTCTCGATAGGCCGGACGGCGGCGGTTCCACTCATGCAGCGAAACGGCCTTCGAAGGGAATTTTTCATTCCAGAGCTTGATGATCTCTTCGTGCGGACAGGCTTTCGGGTTGCTGCCATGACCATCTGCCCATATCAGGGCGTCTGACAGGTATCCATCAAAGCGGGTCATACGGCACAGGTTCTCTGGCTTGAAGCTGTGACCCCAGTTCACATGGGCCCAGCGGATAACGAGTTTCAGCTCTTCAGCGGTGTAGCACTGGTCTTTGCTCTTCACCGTGGAGAGAGCTTTCTCGAAAGGTGCTAAGGCAGCGCAGCGGCTTCCTGTAAGCTCGTTGAAGTAATCCATCACTTCCTGAGCGAGTGAGTTTTCCCCCTTGGGGGATTTAGGGGGATCTTGTCTTTCTGTATTTTGATTATTGTCTTTTGTGGTTAGCATCTTCTGCTTAGTTCTGTTAGCAACTTCCGCTAAGGTTTTCTTAGCAGGTTTAGCTAATGTTTTGCAGAATCCGTTAACCTTTGTTTTCCACTCGGAGACATTGGTATTCATGCCCACTTTGCGGCCTTCCTGAATGAATACCTTCTTGCTGATCAGCAGGTTTTTTGCAGTAGAGCAATGCGTGTGGTGCTTACCAACCATCTGCTCGAGTTGCTCGTTACTGACCCAATCCATTTTTTTATTGAAGCCGTATGTTTTGCGCCAGACGGCCAGCACAATGCACATCTCAGTTTCGCTCAAACCTGAAGCCATAACGGCATCAAGAAGCTCATTCGCGACGCGAGTGAACCCATCTTCCAGTTGCGCCACACGATGCTCCACGACCTCCAGCGGCGGCCTGTAGTCTGCTAAATGCTTAACGACGCCCATGCTTCACCCCTGCCTGAATCAGTGCCAGTCTTGCCATGCCAACGAAGCGCGCAGCGAACGCCCGGTTTTTTGAGGCAGCGACAACCAGGCCATCTGGTGAATCTGGGTGGCGACGTTCCTCTTTTTCCTGGTACTTTTTGCGAGTTTTTGACATACTTACTCCCGTTACTTGGCGTAACACAGTGTTTGGAAGGCCTTTGAAGTTACCGCTTCAAGGGCTTTCGCTTTTTTGGTAGTACCCATCACATAACTCCCGGCGCCATAGCGGCCAGACTTGTCACCACCGCAGCGATTGATTCAGTTGGCAGGAAGCGCAGCAGTGCTTCAGCAGCTTCTCTCACCTCTTTCTCAAGGCGTTGTATCGGCTGACCAAGTAACTTCGCCTGATGCGCTTCAGTGCACTCTTTCATGGCCTCGGCTATCAGTTCGGCCTCAGTCTTTGCGACCAGACCGAACTCTCTCGCCACTTTCTCGTTATCCCGCGCCATCACGTCGATAATGACGGGGATCAGTAGCATCAACCCCTTGTCGTTCTTCGGGCCCGGATCGTTAATCATCCGGAAGAAGTTCTGCTTCGTGTTGTGTTCAGAACCTGCCAGTAACAACCCCTTCCCGCCGCGCGCCAGCCACTCTTTCGCAACCAGCTGAGAAATGTGAACCTGAGACTGGCCCGGCGTAGCTTTTTGCCAGGCCTTAACTGCCTCCCGTATTCGAGTTAGCTTACGGTTATTACGCGGAACACTTTGATAAATCGAAATCAACGGACGTTGTTCAAGTCCGGTACTCTGTTGATACGCAAGTGAATGCATTGCTTTCCCTTTCGTGGTTAGGGCCGCCAATCAGGCGGCATTATTTTTTGGTGGGAACAACGCATCGAGAGATGTATTGCTCCCCAGCTTATTCATCGCGTCAACCAGGCGGCGGCACGAATCCAGGTCTGGTGCTCGTATGCCAGCTTCATAGTTAGCAAGGCGGGACTGGTTCCAGCCGCACGAACCTGCTAACTCTGATTGAGTGATGCCAAGCTTCTTACGTTCGTTGGCGATATTGTTCATGCTGATCCTTTCAAGAATGGTCACTCAGCATCATTAAACACAATTCGTGATTATTAATCAACACAATTCGTGTAAAGCTTTTTAACACGGCGCGTGATACAAAATGAGAATGAATAGAATCGAAGATATAGCGGGCCGCATTAAGCGACTTCGCGAAGATAAAGGGCTGTCACAAAAGGCTCTCGCAGAGCTTTGCGGGTGGGCCTCGCAGTCACGCATAGGGAATTACGAATCAGGCACCAGGAGCGTTAGCGTTGATGATGCAACTGTAATAGCTAAGGCGCTGGGGGTTGCGCCTGCCGAGCTGCTTTTTGGCGATGACTACAAAGGCCCTTACAAGCCAGGTGATAAATACCCAGTTATAAGCAAGGTGCAGGCAGGAGCATGGTGCGAAGCTGTTGAGCCGTACACCCTTAAAGATATCGACCTTTGGCTTGAATCAGATGCTCACATTCAGGGGGAGGCGTTCTGGCTGCAGGTTGATGGTGACTCAATGACAGCACCGGCGGGTCTTAGCATCCCAGAAGGAACCTTTGTCCTCTTCGATACTGGGCGCGAGGCAATCAACGGCAGTCTGGTAATAGCAAAGCTATCCGATTCGAACGAGGCAACATTTAAGAAGTTAGTGATCGACGGTGCGCAGAAGTACCTGAAGGGTTTAAATCCACAGTGGCCATTGGTAGCGGTGAATGGTAACTGTCGAATTATCGGTGTTGCTGTAGAGACGAAGATGCGGCTGGTTTAATGATTCATAGCATCAACATCGCAAGATTATATTCTGTATTTCATATGGTTACAGTAACTTCGTTACGGTTAGGTTTTACGTTTGTGAGTGGGGTTGCTTGAGAAAAGTGAAAAGAAATGCAACTATTTTTTAGTTGCTACTATTACAGGCAAGGATATACTGACTGTGAGTAAACAACAGAAGCTGAGAAGTCGTTTAGGTACAATACCCAAAGATTTTACGTGGGATGAGCTAGTAACACTGCTGAAGAGTTATGGTTTTGTTGTTCTCAATGGGTCGGGATCAAGGAGGAAATTCGTTAACGCGGAGAAAAGATTGATCAATATTCACTGTCCCCACCCAGGGAGCATAGTGAAGCAGTATTCACTTAAAGATGTTAAATCTGTACTTGATGAGTTGGATAACCTATGAGCGGCATTCTTAAATATAAAGACTTTTGTGGCAGCATTGATCTTTCATACGAAGATAAGATTCTCCATGGAAAAATAGAATGCATTAATGATCTTGTGACTTATGAAGCTGAAACAATCCCTGCTTTAGAAGTAGCTTTTCGAGAGGCGGTTGACGACTACATTGAAACTTGTGAGGCCATAGGAAAAATACCAGAGAAGCCCATGAGTGGAACGTTCAACATTAGGATTGGATCTGAGCTTCATCAAAAGGCATATCTTGCGTCTATTGAGCAAGGCATAAAACTTAATGAGTTCGTAAAGCAGGCTGTAGCGGAAAAGTTGAGCACAAAAAGAGAGATTCATTATCATTTAGAATCATTTGCCGCTATATCGAAAGCTCATTTTACTACTTCAAACAAAAGGCGCACGGATTACAAATGGAGCGCGCTTGGTGAAGGGAGGTTAGATCATTGATTATCAAAGACATTCATTTTAATGGTTTTGATATCACATCTTCTCGTTTTGTTGAACGTGATGAATCTGATACAGACGGTGGTAGATTTAATGTTGATTATAAGGGGCTTAATTTTTCCTCACTTCAAGAAAATGAAGGGAATCATGAGTTTTTCCTGGACACCACGGCTATATTAAAGGCTTATAACGGCGAAGCCACGGAAGATTATTCGGATGAAAATTTAGCCTTTGAGTGTGAGGTTTCGTTTTCAATGCGATTTAAATGCCTCTCCGAAAAGGGAATTGAAGAATCTGATATTGAAAAGAACTTATGGTTCTTTGAAAACTACTTGTTTTTGTCAGGTAAATTAGCACTAGAGTCAGTGCTTCGCCATACAGTGATTGACACCATTACCTTTCCTTGGCATAGAAAGATAAATTAAATTAAACCCGGCCACCGCGCCGGGTTTTTTAATGCCTGAAAGCCCTTAGAACAGGTGATCTCCAAAGCCCTAGCTTTATGTTAAGATGTTTCCGATTGCAATCAAAGGAAACAAAAAATGAAAAAGGTTTTGGCTCTAGCTCTTGGGGTAATGATGTTAGCTGGGTGTAGCTCACGTGTAGCTGATCTGACTGTGGCTAGCACTAAAAACTACAATCTTAACTCAAACAATTTCGTCAAAGGCGCTCGCGTAACCGCAGAAGACTCTGCTCCAGTCGTGATTTTCCCTCTGGGAATCCCGAATGTAAAAACGGCTATCGACCGTGCAATTGAGAAGAACAAATGCTCTGTTGCTCTTTCTGATGTAGTTGTTACTCAGTTCAACCACTCCTTCCTGTTTGGTAAATTCGGATTTGTTATCGAAGGCACTGAAGTGATCGACCGCGGTCAACCTGGTTGTGAGAACGCCAGCTAAAAGTAGGCCCGGCCATTGAGCCGGGTTTTTTATTGCCCACTCATAAAGCTATCCGCCATTCTGCCGATAACTATCCAGCCTGAAGCTGATAACAATAACTATCGCAACACTACCTGCCCGCCCGTGCGGGCT